GTCGGAGCTCGAGGACACCACCGCAGCCGCAGGTGTCACGTTCGGCGACTACTCCCAGCAGGTCGAGGACTTTGCCGAGTCGGCCGCCCAGAACTACGGCATCTCGACCCGTGCCGCACTTGACGCGGCGAACCGTTTCGCTGCGCTCGGCTCTGCGGCCGGCAAGTCCGGACAGGACCTGGCTTTGTTCTCAACGGAGATGGTTGCCCTTGCCGGCGACTTGTCTTCCTTCAGCGGCGCTCCCATTGAGGAGTCGCTTGCAGCGATCGGGTCTGGCTTGCGAGGTGAGGCAGAACCCCTCCGAAGGTTCGGCATCTTGCTCGACGACGCCACCCTGCGGGCTCGTGCGATGTCGATGGGCATCTATGACGGCACGTCGACTTTGACGTCGCAGCAGAAGGTGCTTGCCGCGCACGCCGAGATTCTTGACCAGTCGACCAAGGCGCAGGGCGACTTTGCTCGTACTTCGGAGTCGACGGCGAACTCGCTGAAGATTGCGTCAGCAGAGATGGAGAACGCCAAGGCTGCTGCTGGTGAGGCGCTTGCCCCGGCAATGACCGCAGTTGCCCAAGCGCTGACGCCGGTTCTTGAAGGTTTTGGTCAGCTGCCAAAAGAGGCGCAGACGGTCATCACCCTGTTTGCGCTTGCTTCCGCCGCATTTGTGTCTAGTTCCAAGGCGTTGCAGGGACTTGGCGTTGCAGCCAAGACTGCCAACATTGCAATGGGTGCAATTGTTGGGACGATTGCGATTGCCGCGACTGCGTACTCGATTTACTCGCAGAAGAAAGAAGACGCCACCCGCCGCACTCGCGAGTTCATCGACGCACTCAAGTTGGAGAGCTCCGAGCAGGAGGATGCGCTGCTCGCGTTGTACGAGAGTGACCCCGCGTACAAGCGGCTGATCGACAATCTCAACGCGGTGGGCCTGTCGATGCAGGACGTCGAGCAGTTCACCCGTGATGGCACTGGTCCGGCCGCAGATTTCCTCCGCCTTTACCAAGGCTTTTTTGACCAAAGCCTGACCTGGGATCAGTACGCACAAAAGGTGGGCGTGGGCAGTCAGGCGTTGCAGCAGCTGGGCCTAGAACTTGAGCGTCTTCGCGGTGAAAGTCTTGCGCAGGCAGACGCGCAACGTGCTCTCACTTCCGCAACAGCCGACGGTCTCAGTATGGAGAACCTTCGCGCACAGGGCATGCGGGATGCCGCCGAGGCAGCGCAGGTCAACATCGGTGCAACCGACGACCAAACCGAGGCGATCAAACGGCAGCGCGACGCATTTGCTGCCGCTAACGAAGCGATGCAAGCGCAGATCGACCTCGAGCGCGAACTGTATGGCGATCAGCGCGAGGCGATCGAACGGCAACGCGACTACGCCGACTCGCAGAAGTCGCTGATGGAAACGATGGCGGATACGTCTTCGTCGGTCGACGACCAGATGGACGCCATCATCGGCCTGTCCGAGGAGTACGGGACCCTCAACGGTGCCACCCTCGATTCCCGTGAGGGGACGTTTCGGCAGGTTGAGAAACTGCGCGAACTCACCTCGACCCTTGACCCGAACTCGCCGCTCGCGATGGCGTTGCAGGCGTATATCTCCCAGTTGGAATCCATCCCCCGGGTGGTCGACACCCAGCTGAAACTGCATGTGCTCGGCGCAGTGATCAACCGTGACGGCGACTTCATCGGCATGCGGGACGGTGCACGCGCCCTCGGCGGGCCGGTGTCGAAGGACGGCATGTACCAGGTCGGCGAGGGTGGAAACCCTGAGCTGCTGACCGACGGCAAGGGCCGCACGTTCCTTATCCCCGGCAGCGACGGCGTGGTCACCCCGATCTCCGGTGTCGGCAGCGTCGGCGGCGCGGGCGGTGGACCGCAGACTGTGAACATCACGATCACGAATCCGGTGATGTCGGGTGAGCAGCTGGCGAACGAACTGAGGGCGTACATCGCCCGTAACGGGAACAGCTGGTTGCAGTGACCGTCCCGTCGTTGCGTGTTGAGATCGCGTTCGCCGCAGACCCGCTGGCGGCGACCTCGGCGTACATGGTGCTGACCGGGGCGTCGAACAGTTACGCCTCAACCCCCGACGCCGCAGCGTTGGATGTCACCGGCGACCTCGAGATGGTGGCCCGTGTTTCCTTCGATGATTGGACGCCGGCGTCGACGCAGACGATCGTGTCGAAGTGGAACACGTCCGGTGATCAGCGTTCGTACCGGTTGAGTGTCACCACCGGCGGCCTGCTGCGGTTGTCGTACTCGACGGCCGGAACCGCCGCGGTGGACATCGTGTCGACCGTTGCCGCCCCGTTCACGAACGGTGTCGCCTACTGGGTGAAAGCCACCCTTGACGCGAACAACGGTGCGTCCGGCCATGACGTGAAGTTCTGGTGGGCTGCCGACGCCGAGGTGGAACCGCAGGCGTGGACGCAGCTCGGGTCTACCGTCACCACCGCTGGCACCGTGTCGGTGTTTGCGTCGACGGCGTTGCTGCTGGTCGGTGCCGAGAGCGGTGGCGCGTCGGGCCTTCTGGCCGGTGACGTGTACCGAGCGATCGTGCGCAACGGCATCGACGGCACGACGGTCGCCGACTTCGATGCGTTGGATGCGTTGTCGGCGTCGTCGACGACGGTCGGGTCAAGCCAGGTGTCGGGTCAGACGTGGACGTTGGGGTCGGCGGCCAGCCTGTCGATCGCTCCGGCATGGACCGACGTGTCGTCATATGTCCGTGACACGGGTGTGCGGATCTCGCGAGGCAAAGGGTCGGAGATCCCGACCTATGCGACCAGTTCGTTGTCGTTGACGTTGAACAACCGTGACCGCCGGTTTGACCCCGAGTACACGGCGGGCCCGTACTACCCGAACGTGGAGCCACGGAAACGGATCAGGGTGCGTGCCGTGTACGACGGGACGGTGTACACGTTGTGGACCGGCTATGTGGAGTCGTGGCCGCAGGCGTACCCGAACACCAACTTTGATTCGGTCGTCGAGCTGCAGGCGTACGACGCCCTGTCCTTGTTGAACGACGTCGTGCTCGAGGACGCCGCCTACCTGTACGCCCGTGACGTGATCGGCGACCTTGTGTTGGCGGCACGCACGATGGCGAACGGGGTGTGGCGCGACGAGGTGTCAGGTGCAGCGTTCCGTCGACGCCGAGGTGTGTCAGCGATCGGGTCGCCGATGGCGGTCGGTCCTGCCACCGCAGTCGACTTCGATGGCGGCACCTACTACTCGTTCGGGCCTGCCGGTTCGACAGGTCTCGGTCAGACCTCGGGTGACCGCACCTACAGCTTGTGGTTCACCGCTGAGACCGCACCGTCGTTGCGTGGGGTGATGTTGCGGATGGATTTCCGCAACACGTACCTCGACGTGTCGTTGACCGCTGACGGCAACATCTACTACCTGTTCGACGCGAGCAAAACCGTTGAGTCGGACGGAACGTTCCTTGATGGGGCGCCGCACCATCTGGTGATCACCCATTCGGGAACGACACCGAAGATCTATGTGGACGGCCAGGACGTCACCGGTACCGGTGACACCGGCGCACCCAGTTCGATCTTCGGGATCAACATGATCGGCGCCTACAAGTCGGCGTCTGCGAACCCGACGAACTATTTCACCGGCACACTTTCCGACCTGTATGTGTGGTCGGTTGCGTTGACCGCCGACCAGGTCAAAACCCTGTACGGCCTGTCGTCAGGTTCACTGCAGGAAACGTCAGCGGCTCGCGCCGACCGCATCTTGGACGCCGCCGGGATACCGGCCGGCTTGTCTGCGGTCACCGACATCCCGCGTGGTGTGGTCGCCGAGATCGACGTGTACGACACGTCGGCACTGTCATCAATCCAAGCGGTCGCCGACTCGGAGTCTGGGTCCGGTCGTTTGTTCGTCGACGTGAACGGGCGTGTCACCCTGCACGACCGGTACTGGTGGCAGTCGTCGAAACGTGGGTCGACGGTGCAGGCCACGTTTTCCGACGACCTCGCCGACCTGTACTACGTCGATGTGCGCGCCGACCGCAACCTGCGTGACGTGCAGAACTCGATCACTGTCACCGGTTCCGCCGGGGCGGCAAGCACACAGTCCGACACCACCAGCGTCGCCCACTACGGGACACGGTCGGCGTCAATCTCCACCCTGTTGTCCACACAGGGCCAGGTGGAGAGCCTCGCCTACGGGTTGCTGCAGTTACGTAAGGACCCTGTGACCCGGCTGGATGCGATCACGGCACGGCCTGCGGCGCAGCCGTCGAAATGGCCGCAGGTGTTGCGGTTGGAGCTCGGTGACCGTGTGGTGCATGAGCTGATGCCGGCCCGTGGTGTGGCGTCGACGTCGCAGCTGGTGCGCACGATGCTCGTCGAGCGGCTTGATTGGGCGATCACCGTGTCCGCCTGGCAGGTGCAGGTGACCGGTTCACCGGTGCCGACAATGTCGATCTTCACCCTTGACGAGTCGGTGCTCGACGGCACCGACGTGCTCGGCTTCTAGGAGGCTTGATGACCCGCGGCATTTTCACCCCCACCGAGTTGAGTGCGGCAGAGCTGAACGACTGTTTCGATGTGCCGCGTTGCCGGTTGACGAACTCGGCGGCGATCTCGCTGACCACCGGGATCAACACCACCCTGACGTTCGACACCGAGGTGTTCGACGACGGCGGCATGCATTCGACGTCAACGAACACGGCACGGATCACTGTCCCGACCGGCGGGTCAGGCCTGTACATCATCGGTGGGAACGTCGAGTTCGCTTCGAACTCGACCGGTGTGCGGTCGGCGTTCATCGTGCTCAACGGGTCGACATCGCTCGCGATCGTCAGTTCACCGGCGGCGTCAGCATCGGTGACCCGCCTTTCGGTGTCGACGATCTACGCGTTGAACGACGGCGACTACGTCGAACTGAAGGCGCAGCAGTCGTCGGGTGGTGCGTTGAACCTGAACAGTTCGAGCGACAACAGCCCGATCTTCTGGGCGTGCTGGCTGGCTGTCCTGTGACCCGCCGGTTCACCCTCGCAGCGTTCGGTGCTGCGCTTGCCACCGTCGTCGGTGTCGTCGTCTACCTGATCGACACGTACGACACGATGACCGGAAAGGGCCGTCGATGACCGTCACCTACCGCACCGGGTACTCCACCACCCGGATGACGTTGGAGCAGCTGAAAGGCTGGTTCCGGTTCGCCGGGCTGCACCCCGAGTTCCAACGCCGGCTGATCTGTTTGATGGACCACGCCCGTGTCGCCGGTGTCGACCTCGGGATCGGTGGCGGCCTGCGCACCACCGCCGAACAGTTCGCCCTGTTCGACTCACGACACAACCCGGTCGCCTCCGGTGGGTGCTGCTCCTATGACGGGAAACGTTGGGCGCTCGTCACCGGCGCCCACGCCGCACCACCAGGGCGTTCGTACCATGAGCCGACGGTCCCGTTGAACGGCAAGCTGTGGGCGGTCGCGGTTGACGTGGTTGGTTGGGAGAACGGGTGGGTGAACACACCGGGACGGTTGGACCGGTTCGGGTTGCGGTCGTTCGCCGGGCTTGCCGGGAACGATGAGCCGTGGCATCTGCAACCGTGGACGAACGAGATCCCGACCGCCCGTGCGAACTTCAACCCGACGATGCACACGCTGAAGACCTTCGCCCTGCCGGCTGTCCCTGTTGCGTCGACGGCGGTCACCGTCCCCGACCCGACCATCCGTCTCGGGTCGACCGGCACCGAGGTACGTGAGCTGCAGTCCGAGATGCGGTTCTTCGGGTGGTACACGGCAACGATCGACGGGTCATGCGGGCCTGTCACCGTCGACGCGATCAGACGCCTGCAGGCTGCGGTGAAGGTCGGTGCCGACGGCGTGTACGGCACGGTGACCGCTGACGCGTACAGGCGGTGGAAGACGACGCTGGCGGCGCTCGCATGAACTGGTACCAAACCCTGCTGGTGATCGCCGGTGCGGTGGGTGCGGCAGGGGTGATCTGGAAGTCGCCGGTCGGGAAGGTGATCCGCTGGCTGGCCCGCAAGAACATCGTGGAGCCGTTGAAAGCGGCGTCACGTTCACTGATCCGCGAAACCGTCGCACCGCTCGTGGATGACGTGAAGGCTGCGGCACGGTCGCAGCACGACGAGCAGAACTCGAAACTGGAAGACATCTCCGACCGGTTGACCGACCATTCGCGTCGCTTGTCGCTGATCGAGGACCACATCACACGCCCGAAAGGTGACTCATGATGGATTGGGATCTGCTGGCCTGCTGGTTGCGGCAGCGCCGCAAAGCGGTCGTCGCACTGGTCGTGTCGATCGTGGTGGCAACGGTGACCCGCCAAGGGCTGGACATGTCGTCCGCCGACGTGGAGCTGCTCACCGCGATCGTCACCGCTCTCACCGTGTACGCGGTGCCGAACGAGGTGAACTGATGACCGTCCCCGGTGAGCATCATGTGGTGTCACGCACCAACGCGGCGTTCAACGACGTGTGGACCTACTACGACGACACGAACACGGTGGTCCCGATGGCCGGCTGGTCCGGTCTGCTCGAGGTGAAGGCGGAACCGTCGGACACGGCGGCGTTGTTGACGTTCACCACCTCGAACTCGACGATGGTGCTCGGCACCGCTGACGGCACCATCACCCTCGCGCAAGGGACCGCTGTGATGGCGGCGCTCACCCCGGGCGTGTACGTGTACGACCTGCGGCTGTCGGCGTCCCCGTCGCTACCGGATGTGATCGTCGAGGGTTCGTGGACCCACAAGCAGGGGGTGTCGGACTGATGGCCCGTGTGACGACATCGAAGCCGAACAAGGTGGTGGTCGATTCGACCACGGTGAAGATCACCGCCGGTTCCGGCATCCCCGGCGCGCAAGGTGACACCGGCCCGCAAGGCCCCACCGGTACCGCAGCGACGATCACGGTCGGCACCACCACCACCCTGTCACCAGGTGCTGCTGCCACGGTCGCCAACTCGGGTACCGCCGGTGCGGCTGTCCTCGACTTCGGCATCCCGCAAGGCGCCACCGGTGCGGCCGGTACCGCTGCGACCGTGTCGGTCGGGTCGGTCACCACCGGCACCGCCGGCTCGACCGCAGCGGTCACGAACTCGGGCACCAGCTCGGCTGCCGTCCTCAACTTCACCATCCCACGTGGCGACACCGGCGCGACCGGCAGCACCGGTGCGGCAGGCCCCGGTGTTGCTACCGGCGGCACCGCAGGGCAGGTGCTCTCCAAGGTTTCGGGCACCAATTACGACACGACCTGGACCACCCCGTCGGTCGACATTCCGCAGTCGTTGCTCGATGCGCGCGGCGATCTGATCGTGGCGTCAGCTGCGGACACCGCCGCACGACTCGCAGTCGGCACCGACGGTTACGTCCTCACCGCAGATTCAACCGCCACCAATGGGGTGAAATGGGGCGCAACCCTTCCCACCACAGGCGTCCTGATCACCGCTACGACGACGCAGTCAATGCTGCCCGGAGTCGGCATTATTGGCGCAACATTTGGATATGCCGCAATGGCCGGATATACGGGCTTTTCGCCGATCTACGTCGACAAGGCGTTCACGGTCTCTGAGTTCCATTGCTACGTCAGTTCTGCCGTTGCTGGAACAATCACATTCGGCATTTACAACGCGTCCGAAACATGGGTGCCTACTACCAAGGTCGCTGGCCCCACGACTGGCGTCTCATCCGGTAGCACAGGATTCAAAACCGAGGCAATCACACCTGTGACTCTTCAGCCCGGCCGCTATCTGATCGCAGTCGCTACCACGGCAGCGTGCCAGTTGTGGGTCTACAACGCCGCATTCTGGGGAACTGTCAACATTGCCAGTGGCGCAAGCGGAATCCCCCGAGCCGGTTGGGTGAACAGCACAACCATGCCTGATAATCCCGGCACATTCACCATTGCCACTGGCGGATATGCCAACGGAAGTGTCGGCACCACGTACCTCGCCCTGCTGAAAGGCACGTTTGCATGATCCGTAACGAGATCTATAGGGATGGCGTGGTCGTCGCCGCAGACTGCTACTCCCTCAGCACGCGCACCTACACCCGCGAGGAAATGGGCACCGTTGTGGCGACACGTCCGATGACTGCCGAAGAATGGCTCCAGTACGGCCCGCAACCGTTGAACGAAACCGGTGCCCTTGCCACCCTGCTCGTCGTGAACGGGCACGCCACCCTCACCGACGCTGCGAACGCCGTGAACCTCACCGAACAGCAGCTCGTCGACGAGGCGCAGGCGTGGTATTTCGTGGAGCAGGAAGGCCCGCTCTGACCTGTGATGGTCCCCGGCACCTGACGCGTCGCGTGCCGGCATAGCGGCCCAGAGCCGCGCAAGCCACCCGCCGTGACGCCACGGCCGAGCGGGTGGCGCGAACCCGCCCCGGCATCGCGCGAACCCTCCGCGCGCGATGCCGGGGCGTTCGACACCAACGGAGGGAACGGAGGAACCCCCATGGCATTACTTGACGACGCCCGGCAACTCACCCAACGACCCGGACCAACCTGCAGCGTCCTCCGCCTCGAGGCCGACAACCCGAAACTGTTCGCCGAAGTCGCCGACGCGATCCGCGACAGGTCCGTCACCGCATCCGCCATCGGCCGTGTCTGCGCCTCCGACCGGTACCAGCTCGACGACATCACCGCACACACCGTGTCCCGGCACCGCAACAACCTGTGCTCGTCATGCAAGCAGCGGGGGATCACCTGGTGAGCCTCGGCGACGACCTCCGCAACGACGACGAACTCACCGAGCTCCGCCACGCGCTCGCACGCGCCCAACGCGCCGCCCGCAAAAAAGAACTCGCCACCGACGAACTTGTCGCCGCTGTCGAACGCGCCGCGAAGGACGCGTTCCTCGCCCACGGGCCCGCACCCGTGATCACCGCACCGGCACGCGACAAGCGCAGCAAGCAGCCCGAGGTCGCACTCGTCCACCTCACCGACTGGCAGGTCGGGAAACGGACCCGCACCTACGACATGGTGAAGGCCGCCGACCGTGTCCGCCAGGCGGTGCAGAAGACCGCGCAGTTGGCCGACATCCAACGCTCCCATCATCCGGTGAAGGAATGCCATGTGATGCTCGGCGGCGACATGGTCGAAGGCACCAGCATCTTCCCCGGGCAGGCGTTCGAGGTCGAAGCAGCCGGGTTCGAGCAGCTGGTCGCCACCGCCGCGATGATCGAATCAGCGGTGTCGTACCTGCTCACCCAGTTCGAGACGGTGACGGTGTGGGAAGAGATCGGCAACCACGGTCGCATCGGCCGCAAAGGTGACAGCCCGCACGGCGACAACGTCGACCGGATGGCGTACACCCTCGCGCGTGCCCGGATGAACGACCGGCGGCTCACATGGAACCCGTGGGCTGGCGGGCTCGGCTCACACGTCACCATCGGCGGCTACCGTGCCCTCCTCGTCCACGGCGACGAAATCAAATCGTTCGGGGGCAACACCCCAGCGTTCGGCATCCTCCGCAAATGCAACGCCTGGGCGACCGGTGTCGTCGACAAGTTCACCGACGTCTACATGGGGCACTTCCACCATTCGATGGCGTTGTCGATGGCGAACGGTGGGCGCGTGTTCGTCACCGGGTCACCTGAATCCGACAACGAGTACGCCCGAGAGTTTGTTGCCGCCACCAGCCACCCCTCCCAGCGGCTCCACTTCGTTGACCCCGACCGCGGCCGTGTCACGGCCGAATACCTCCTCTGGTTGGACTGATGCGCGTCTACAAATGCGACTCCTGCGACGAGGTCATCGACGACGTAGTCCCTGTCACCGCCACGCTGCTCGAGGAGATGACGACGGACTTCGACGAGGACGACGACGTCGACGACTACGAGATGGTCGAGTACCAGTTCTGCTCCCTGCCATGCCTCGCCGCATGGGCGATGCAAGAGGCGCTGAACACCAACGAGGTGACACCGTGAGAGCCCCCGTGACCGTCCCCGCCCACGTTATCTGGGAAGCCGCACAGTCCATCAAACGGGTCACCCCGAGAGGACAGGTCGACGCCGACCACCTCCACGCCCTCGTCGTCCTGCTTGAACGGCTCGCCGCACCCGACCGCGACAGGTGACCGAACCCGACTACTGGAAGGCCCCCCGCACTGTCGGGGGGCCTTCACCCGTTTTCGTGCGGTGCTCGCGTCGGGTGCGCCGCTACCGTGGCGGCGTTGCCCCTCTAGCTCAATGGCAGAGCAGTGGGCTTTTAACCCATTGGTTCAGGGTTCGAGTCCCTGGGGGGGCACGCCAGACAGGACACGGCCGATCGCTTCGGCTGCCATCCGGTCACGCCCGACGTCGCTGTGTGCGTAGATGTTCATGGTGGTCGACACCTGCGAATGGCCGAGCCGTTCACTGACCGCCATGATCGGGATGCCGGCGTTCAACAGCTGCGACGCATGCCAATGCCGCAGGTCATGCAACCGCATCTTCACCCCCACCGTGTCGCACAGGTCGGCGAACTGGTGCGACACCGTGTTCGGCCGTTGCGGTGTCCGCCCGCTCGCATCGACCCGCAGGTTCGGGAACATCCACACGCTGTCACCCCAACGGCAACCGGTGTCGCGAATCACCTGCATCAGACGCCCACGGTACGCCTCCACCACCTGAAGGGTTGCCGGGTCGAGCACCACCCGGCGGACCGTCTCGTTAGGGTTCTTCAACGAGTCCTTCACCAGCACCCCACGGCCCTTCGCCTCGTAGACGGTGCGCTGAAACGACAGCACGTCCCCCTCGAGGTCTCCCCACCGCAAGGCCAGCACCTCCGACCTGCGGGCACCGGTGGCGGCATAGACGCGCAACAGAACCGCCAGCTCTCCCGGTGCGGCGTCGAGCAGCCTGGTGACGGCGTCGTCGGTCGGGATCGCCACCCGCTTCGTCCGCGGTGACGGGGCGGTCACCCGTTCGATCACGCTGCGCTCGATGAACCCCCACCGGTGCCCTTGGCGGATGATGGACCGCAGGATGCGGTGGTAGTGGTGCACCGTCGACTCGCTGATCAACGTCTTGTCACGCTTCCGACGCCGCCTCAGGTGGGCGTAGAACTGTTCGATCATCGTCGGGGTCAACCGGTCGAGCCGCACCTTGCCGAGCTCCCGCTTGATCTCCGCACCCATGCCCCGTGCGCTCGCCAACGTGGTCGGCGACCCGCCCGGCGTCGACGCCTTGTGCTCCAACCATTCGTCAACCAGCCAGCCGACGGTGCGGTCCTCGGTGTCGACGACACGACCCGACATGCGGATCTGCACCTCGATCGCCGGGGCCTTACGTTTCGCCTCGCGTTCGCCTGACGCCTCGAACGTCTTCGACACGCGCCGTTGACGGCCGGCGCTGTCACGCCCTGCGAACACGGTGACCTGCCAGCGGTTCCCACCGACGTGCCTGATGCTTGCCATCGTCCCTCCCACCGTGGAGCCTACGGCGAACAACCCTTAGGTCGCTCGGCAGGTCGCTAGGCACAATTTAACGACACCATCAAACCCTTACGGCACAAAGATCACAGACCATTTTGGACCGTTGATTCACAGCATCCTTTTAATAATTGGACCGGGGTACGAACTCAAGCGGATACCGCCGGAAACCCAATGAAATCAACGCACGCTTGAGTCCACTTGAGCGCCGCTGAGACGCCAGAAGGGGCGTTAGGTCGCTTTTTGAGGTCGCTCGCGAAAATTAAGGAACCACCCCCCTGACGTGGCAGGTGGTGCTGCCAGTAACAGTTGGCGGCACGGTGACATTCAGACGTCAGCGGGTCGGCGGACCACAACGACGGAGGGTGTCTCAGTGACATTGCAGCACGGGGGGGGGGGGGGTTCTGACAGCCTCGACGAGGCTCAGATCACCCTCCTGGAGAACGAGCTCAGCGACGTGAAGGCGAGGCTGGCCGCTTTGCGGCAGCTCGTTGCGACGCTGCAAGCAACTCTTCCACCAGCACCGTCAACTCCGACAACTGCCGCTTGATGTCCGACATCTCGGTCTGAAGGACCTCGAGACGTGACTCGGGTGCCGGCTGCAGGTCGCCGTGCGACAGGCCGAGGAGCTCGGCGAGCTGCCACCGCAACCGAGGCGACAGCTGGTGCCGGCCGCGTTCGAAGTTGCTGATGTGCTGCGGGGTCACCCCGAGCTCGACCGCGACCTGGAACTGGGTCATGCCGAGGCGTTCACGCGCTGTGCGTGCGTCATCCCCGTCGAACCCGTCGACCGCTCCCGTGGCCATGCATCCCACGATAACCCCGTAAATCGTGCGATCAAGGGCGAAAGACTCAGGTTTTCGTACACCATTTGTCTATGGTGCTTGACTCTGGTCACTTGAGTCAACCATAGTTCCCCGCATGGAGGGAACCAAGACACCAGCACTGCTGTCCTCGAGGGCGGCAGCGAGGCACCTCGGCATCGGCGTCGACCGGTTCCGTCGGATCGTGCAGCAAGGCCACGGGCCGCGCTCATGGAACCCCGACGGTGGTCGCCCCATGTACGCGGTGCGGGTGCTCGACGAATGGGCAGCAGCCCGCGACGACAGCCGGGCCGCATGAGCGACCTGTTCTGCATCCGCTGCGTCCGCTGCCTGTGGTCGATCACCGGGACCGAGCCCCGTGACCTGGCGTACGGCATCGGTCAGCACCGCTGCAACCCGGCCGACGAGCGCGCCTTGGCCGCCTTCTACGCAGCAGCCGCATGGCTCGACAACAAGGGAGACAACCAGTGAACACCGACACCATCTACTTCGCCCTCGCCGCATGGACCGTGGGCCTCATCGTGTGGACCGAAGTGATCAACTTCCGGGCACGGAACATCACCCGACTGATCCGCCGTGAAGCCGCCCGCCGTGCCAACGGCAAGCGCCGCCAGCCGCGCATGACCCGCAAGACGGTGCAGCCCGCCAAGCAGCTCCACATCGAGATTGAGCAGTGGCTGAAGGACGGTGCCCGGTGACGTTCAAGCGTGACGCCAACGGCACCCCGCTCGTCGCCCACCCGACCCGCCGCACCAAGGACGGCACACCGGCACAGGTGCGGTACAGCCGGCCGTCGTCGTTCACGAAGCAGATCGAGAACACGTACAACCTGCAGAAGTGGTCGGAGCGGAACGTGGTGACCGGCATCGCCCACGCGTTGCACCACCCGTTGGAGTCGCAGCGTGTCGAAGCGATGCTCGAGGCGATCCGCTACCCGGGCGACAACCCTGCCGCCGGTGACATCGCCGCCGACACGGTGATCGTCACCGCGAAGCAGTTCGCCAACGCATCGCTCGCCGCCGACCGTGGCACCTGGGTGCACGCGCTGACCGAGCTCGTCGACGACGAGAACGCCGACATTGACCAGGCGTTCTTGTTGCAAGGTGCACGGCTCGGCATCGACGCCGACACCGTCGACCGGTTGGTCGCCGCATGGGAGCAGTCACGGGCCCGCTACGGCCTCGACATCCTCGCCGTTGAACTACCGGTCGTGAACGACGAGTTCGCCACCGCAGGCACCTGCGACCGTGTCGTCCGCCTGCGCAGCACCCTGCGGTTCCTCACCGCCGACAGCGAGATCGTCGAACTCCCTGCGGGCACCGTGTGCGTGCTCGACCTGAAGACCGGTGAGATGAAGTCGCTCGCATGGTGGAACGCGTACGCCGCACAGATCTACCTGTACGCCGACTCGTGCGGGTACGACACCGCCACCGACAGCCGCCTCGCACACCCGTGGCCGGTCAACACACGATGGGGGCTCCTCGCCCACCTCGACGTCAAGGCGGCAATCGCCGGTGCCGACGACATCGCCAACCTGTACCTCGTCGACCTCCACACCGGTCGCACCGCCTGCGAGATCGCCGCTGCGGCGAAGGCGTGGTCGACACAGGCCGGTGTGTTCCACCAGCTGTACGAGATCGCTGAACCGGTGGACGCTCCCCCGACCACCGGCCAGCCGCCCGCCGGGGATGACACCCCCAGTTCACGCCCCGGCGGGCACCTCACCCCCGCCCAACAGGTCGCCGTCGTCCCCACACCCGACGACCGTGCCGACACCCGCACCGCGAAGGACTGGGTCGACCTCGAGCACCGGTACGTGCAACTCAACGCCACCGGCAAGGAGCTCATGAAGATGCTCATGCGCGAGTCGATGCAGGCCGGCGTGTCGTGGCACAAGAAGGAACTGACCTCCGATCGCAGGTGGCACCTGTACGACGCTGCGATCGCCCTCGCCGAACAGCGCCTCGACCTCGACTGCGCCACCGAGGCACTCCGGGCGCTCATCGCGTACGCGATCGACGCCGACTGGCCGCTCTACCCGTCACTCACCTGCGGGCACATCTTTGGCGCACTCAACGCACGAGAAGCGGCCGCAGTCGCCGCAGCGGTGCGTGCCCTCGACAACGGCGAATTCGTCGCCGACATCTCTCGCGACGTGCTCGAACTCAAGCGCGCCGCCTGACACCAGCAACCAAGCCAACACACAAAGGAGCAACCAATGGGCATCGAACTCGGTAGTTCACGCACCGCCACCCCGTCCGTCAAGCTGCGCAACATCGGCGACAAGGTGATCGTCGCCGTCGTCGACGTCACCGCAGTCCCCTGGCTGGAGTACGGCACCAACGAACAGAAGGTCGGCAAGGACGGCAAGGCCCGCTCCCAGGACAAGGTGACCGCACTGGTCGTCGCCGGCAACGGGGTCATCACCGACAACGAAACCGACCGCGAAGTCGTGCCCGGCGAGATCGTGTCGATCTACCTCGCCGGGCACAACCGGTGGGAGTTCATCGAGGCGAAGCGCAAGCTGACCCGACCCCTCAACGTCGGCGACGTCATGCAGTGGCGTTACGACCGTGACGAGAAGTCGTCGGTGGCGTCGAACCCGAAGAAGGTCCGCACCGTCGCCATCCGCCCGCCGAAGGCTGAGGAGGGCGAGCAGACCCGCCGCTGCGAGCAGCTGCACCACCAGCTCCGCAACGAGGGCATCGCACTCGACCAGTCGAACAGCGTCGACGTCGACGACATCGACCCGTTCTGACCCTTACGGGTCCGTCCGCCTGCCACGACAGCGCAGGCCCCCGGCGACCCGACGGCGGGACGCACGGCATGCATCAGTCAGTTCGACTCTGACCGCCGGGGCTATGTCAACAACCGACGAAGACATCCACAGCACCCTCGACGCGATCGAGAAGATCCTGCAAGAGACCAAGCAGATCCTCATCGCCCGCAGGGCAACCCTTCAGGAACTGCACCGTCAGCTCATGCAACTCGAGGCGCCCGAGGTGCCCCACGGTGAGTGACGACGCGTTCTTCACCGACCACGGCACACGCGCCCGCTACAAGATCGGGTGCCGCTGCACCATCTGCGCCGACGCCTACGCCAGGTACAAGGAGTCGAACCGCCCCGGAGGCGACGATCTCCCGACCGCACCCGACCTGCCGACAGGGTGGATGGCCGACGGCGCCTGCAAAGGGATGGACACCATGGTGTTCTTCCCCGAGAAGGGCGACCACGCCGGCCTGCGCCACGCACGCGAAGTGTGCGGCCGTTGCACCGTCACCGAACAATGCCTCGACTACGCGCTGCGAACCGGCACCCGGTTCGGGGTGTGGGGCGGCACCTCCGAACGGCAACGACGCGCCCTACGCCGAGACATCGGCGAGATCAGAGTCCGTCAAAGCACCCACGGCACCGACGGCGGCTACCGGCAACACCTCCGTGCAGGCACCACACCATGCTCGGCGTGCCGTGAAGCACACGCAGCGGTCAAGCGCCGTGAACGGCGAGGTGACGCCGCATGACCGTCCAGGTCGACTCCGAGATGCTCCGCAAGTCGATCGAGGACCTGCTGGCGTTGGCGTTCCGCAACAGGGAAACCATCGCATCGCTCCGCCGCCAGATCCTTGACCTCACCGTCGAGCTCGAGATGGAACGGGCACGGCGGCAGTGACCGGCACCGCAAAGCGCAAAGGCGACCGTGCCGAACTCGAAGCCGCCGAACTCCTCACCGGCCTGCTCGGCACACCGGTACGCCGCAAGCTCGGCGCAGGCCGCACCGACGACACCGGCGACCTCGACGGGGTACCCGGACACGTCATCCAAGTCGCCAACTGGACCGACCTCACCCAGGCGGTCCGTATCAAACCAGTCGCCGCAGAACAGCAGCGCATCAACGCCAATCAACGGCACGCCGCAACCCTGATCCGCCTCCGAGGCGGCCAATGGCGTGTCGTCCTCACACCCGAACAGTGGTCGACCTACCTCGACCACGGGAAGGACCCCCAATGAGACACCGACACAACCCGAACTGGATCGCCGCAGCCAGCGTCCTCACCGCCATCGCCCTCGCACCCGTCGTGTTCGCCGACAGCCCCGAAGCAACCGCACCGGCCACCGTGCCATCGACGACGCTGCCGACCACCACCACCGCTCACGTCGCGACCACCACCACCCAGGTCGTGACAACCACCAGCACCACCACCACGACCACCACCATCCCGGCGGGCGACTGGTCGTGCCCCGACTGGCTCACCCTCGCCATCGAAGTCGGGTTCGCCGTCGACGAGCTCCCGATCGTCGACCGGCTCATCTTCCGCGAATCCAGATGCCAGCCCGACGCCTACAACGGTGACGACCCCAACGGCGGCAGCCGAGGCCTGATGCAGATCAACGGCATCTGGTGCGAGTGGTACCTCCAGTCCCTCGACATCGTCGACACCTGCGACCAGCTGTACGACCCCGCCACCAACCTGCGCGCAGCGTTGGCGATCCGCAACCGTCAAGGCGGCTACGGGGCGTGGGGCCTGTGAACACCAACACCGAACACCACGCCACACAACTCGCCGACGAGCTGCGGTTCATCGCCGGCGGGATGCGCACCGAACCCGCCGCACTCCACATCGCCGCCGACCTGCTCCTCGAGCTCACCGCCGAGAAGAACCGGCTTAAAGACGAACGCGACGAGCTGCGCCGCCTCCTCATGCACATGGTCAAAGCGTGGGCACGGTGGACCCCGACGCGCGGCTGCATCCGCATCGAGGAACAAGAACGGGCACTCGCTCGCTTCGACGAGCTATCCGCCAACTGGTGGAAAGGATGACCATGACAATCGGGCTTGATTCGGTGCTGTGGCACATTGAGAGCGCAAAGGCGCTGGTCCGCAAGGCGAACGACGTCATCGATTCGCAGGCTGAAGAGATTGAGCGGCTACGCAAGGCAGGCGACGATGTCGTCCGGCAACTGCGGGAGATGATCGACCGAACGCTTGTTGAACAAGCGGCAATGCACGGGTCGATTGCCGTTGATGTCAAACCAATGAGAGCGGTCGCTAAATGGGAAGAGGCCCGCCGTGGCTGACACCCGAAACGGTAGGGCACACACGCCCGAACCAGTAGCGCAAGAACACCCCGAGCGAAACCCAGTCACCGACAGGCTCCACACTGCAGCCGATACAGGCGACACGTCGCAGGCGTCGACCGTGACCGACCTAGTGACCAGGTTGGAGAAATGGGCGCACCACGCCCGACAGGCCGCCCAAGCCTGCAACGGCAACTTCACCACCGACCTCGAGGCCACCCTCACCGCCGCGGCCCACCACCTCAGCGGGCACACCACCAGCAGCGGAAACGGGAGCCCGAGACGTGCGGTTTCGGTAGCGCAAAGCAACGACATCACCAACCGGCTGTGGCGCATCGCCGCCGACACCCAATGCGACTGCCACATCTGCGACACCGCCACCATCGCCGCCACCGTCATCGAACAACTCCGCGAGATCGGCGACGAGCTCGTCGCCGCCATCGAAGACCACGCATGGCTCAACGTCGACCGGCTCATCGGGCAATGGGACAACGCACGGCATGGCTGACCGGTCAACCCCTACCACCGAACCTTCAACCGGCACCGAAACCGTTCAAGGAAACAGGCCGGCAGCACCACGCCCCACACGCACCAGGCACGGCACACGGTCCCGCTACATGATCGGATGCCGCTGCCGTGATTGCACCCGAGCCAACACCGACTACGCCCGGCAACGAGAACGCCGCCAAGCACGCATCCGGTACGGCATCGAACCACCAGCGCCGCCACGGCTCGTCGACACCACCGAAGCCCGCGAACACATCCACTGGCTCCGCACCCAACGCATCGGGCTACGCACCATCGCCCAACGCACAGGCCTCGGGCGGTCCGCACTCCAACAGATCGCCAACGGCACCCGCCAGCAAGCCCTCCGCAGCACCGTCAACGCCATCCTCGCCGTCAACAGCACCCGCAAACCCGGGCACACCCTCGTCGACGCAACCCGCACCCTCCAACAACTCGACCAGCTGCTCCACCTCGGACACACCAAAGCCGAACTCGCACGCCGCCTCGGCGTCGGACGCACCCTCCAATACCGGCCCGGGCTCATCACCGAAACCACCCGCCGCAAAGTCGACGCACTCCACCAGGCGCTCACCGACCCGAACCGATGATCGAACCCGTCCGCGTCCGCTGCCCCCGCTGCAACAACTGGGCCGACATCCCCCGCATCGCAGCCGCCACCGCCACCTGCAACAACCACACCGCCCACCACCACACCCGCGGCGAACACATGACCATCGAGGAGCACCCGAAATGAGTATCGAACTTGGCGGAACAGCCGACTGGCGCGACAACCCCACGTTCGACCGAGTCGAAGACGTTGCCGGGACATTCGCGACAGAAGAAGAAGCTGCCAACTGCTTCGATTCAATCATCGAGGCGTCAGGTCTGTTCGATGTCGAACACGAAGTGTCATCTTCTAGCGGGCGCTTTCGCATTGACCGTCTGGTCTACCCAAACGATGTCGCCCGCCAATTCGGCTGGACAATCGGTGCTGTCGGCGTAGAACTCAAGCGCGGTGGAATCAAGATTGGTCCCGCGCTATGCCAAGCACTCGACTATCGAGACGCTGACTTTCATTCAGCCACCAACGGTCTCATCCGCCCATCGTTTGTCTTCGTATTCCCGTACATGGCAGATGCGAGTGGCGCATTCCAATCGGTACTCCTACACAAGCGCATCGGCGGTGCATTGCCAGTGCGAAACGGGATTCGCTTCCGGTGCGGAAGCAGAACAGTTGCGTACGTCGATGCCGGCGGTTGGTTGGAGTTCGGCAACGTCAACTTCGGCCTCAAACAGGGCAGCAGATCATCACGGAGGTGGGACGAGTGACCGCCGACCCTGCACCGGAGCTCCTCGACTGGGCGCTCACCTACAGCCGACGCGGAATGGAACTGTTCCCCGTCAACCCCAACACCAAAGCCCCCCTCACCGAGAACGGCTTCAAAGACGCCACCAGCGACCCCGACCGCATCCGCGACTGGTGGCACCAGCACCCACGCGCCCTCATCGGCTGCCGGGTACCCGAACACACCGTCATCCTCGACATCGACCCACGCCACCACGGGCACACCACCTGGGCCGCCCTCGAGAAAGAAATCGGGGCCATCCACACCGGACGCGAACACCGATCCGGGCGCGGCGACGGCGGCCGCCACCTCTGGTTCAACCACCCCGGACAACAACTCAACACCAAAGCCCTCAACGAATGGGCACGCGACCACGGCGTCGGCGAACCAGTCGGCAACACCCGATGGACATGCGGCATCGACATCCTCCACCACGACCTCCGCTACACCATCCTCCCACCCTCACCACACCCCGAAACAGGAAGCCCCTACCACTGGCACCAAGGCGGCGAACCCGCCACCATGCCACGCCCCCTCATCGACCTCCTCTCCCAACAAACCACCCACGCACCACGCCCCATCCCCGGCGTCCGCATCGCCGACGGCGACGGCCCCGCCGACTGGTACTCCGCCAACCACTCCTGGCACGACATCCTCACCCCCGCAGGCTGGGTCCTCGTCCAAGGCGACGGCGACAGCGACGGCTCCAAATGGCGGCACCCCAACGCCTCCGCCCAATCATCCGCCAGCGTCCGCCACGGCACCCTGTTCGTCTACAGCCCCAACACCGACTTCGACACCACCGAACCCGGCAGCCCATCCGGCTACACCCGGTTCCACGCCTACGCAGTCCTCGAACACCGCGGCGACATGAAAGCAGCCGCCAGCACCGTCCGACGCGCCATGCAACCCGCCGCACCAGCAACTGTGCGCACCCCACCCACCAACATCAACCCCGACACCGGCGAAATCCTCGTCCCCGGACACCTCGACGACACCTTCTGGGAAGCACGCCCCGCACTCACCCACATCCGACAAGCAGCCCGCTCACGGCTCGTCGCACCAGCAGCCGTCCTCGGCTGCGTCCTCGCCCACGTCGCCGCCTTCACACCACCCTCCACCTGCCTCCCACCCACCGTCGGCTCCCACGCCCCACTGTCCACCTACATCGCCCTCAGAGGCCGCTCAGGGGCCGGCAAATCATCCCCAGCAGCCTGCGCCCGAGACCTCCTCCCACACACCCCACCAGGACGCATCGGACCCATCGCCCTCGGCTCCGGCGAAGGCCTCGTCGAAGCATTCATGGACCTCACCGAAGAACGCGACGACAACGGCAAGACACGCAAAGTGAAACGCCAAACCCGCCAAGGCGCCCTGTTCAGCCTCGACGAAGGACAAGCCCTCGCCGAGCTCGCAGCCCGCAAAGGGTCCACCATCATGTCCGTCCTCCGCACCGCATGGTCCGGCGGCGACCCCGGGCAAGCCAACGCATCCATCGAAACACGACGCAGCCTCAAACCCGGCAGCTACCACGTCGGACTCATCAGCCTGTGGCAAGACCGCGCCGCCGGCCAGCTCCTCGCCGACGTCGACGGCGGCACCCCACAACGCTTCGTGTGGCTCACCACCGACGACACCGACGCCACCGACAACACCCCCGAATGGCCCGGGACGCTCAACTGGGAACCAGCCAACGGCATCCTCCTCGGCGGCGACTGGGGACGCCACGAAATGGGCGTCGACCCCGCCATCACCACCGAAGTCAAAGCCGCACGCATCGCCGAACTACGCGGCGAAACCACCCCCGACCCGCTCGACAGCCACCGCCGGCTCGTCAAGCTCAAAGTCGCCGGGCTCCTCGCCCTGCTCGACATGCGCCACAACATCACCCTCGACGACTGGGAACTCGCCGAACGCATCATGGGCTCCTCCGACGACACACGCCGGTGGATCATCGCCGAGAACGCACGCGCCGCCGCCCACACCGACACCGCAGCAGCCGAACGAACCGCCCAACGCGACTCCATCGTCGAAGACGCAGCCCGGGCCCGATCGCTCGACAACGCCATCCGAGCCGTCATCAAAGTCGCCCGCAAACACGCACCCGGAACGTTCACTCGGCGTGAGGTTTCGCGGGCCATCGCATCGCGTGACCGGGAACGAATCACCGTCGACGAAGCCCTCGAGCACGCCGAAACCAGGGGACAGATCCGCAAAGTCGACGCCAACGAATGGGCCCTCAAGGACCCCAAATGAGGGTGTCGGACGGTGTCGGACGCGTCGGACGGTGTCGGACGCTGTCGGACGGAAAGCGTCCGACACTTTCTCACACAGAGTGTTCAGCACTCACAGAATCTCACAGAGAGTATAAAAAATGAGCATTTAATAACTTCGCGTGCGAGGTCCGACAACAGAAAGCGCCACAGCGTCCGACAAGCGTCCGACACCGTCCGACGCGTCCGACACCGTCCGACACCCCAACCAACCAAGACAGAGGAACGATGCGCAAACTCACCGACACCATCACCCGGCTCGACGCCAACGTCCGCCACATCACCCGACACGCCACCACAGCCGACCGGCAAATCCGAACATCACTCTCCGTAGCCGACGGCTACCCCACAGCCACCAGCCTCGGCCGCACCAGCGGCGGCGGCAGCGAACTCACCTCCGTCGAAGCAGCCGCCGACAAACGACTCGCCCTCGGCGACGCACGCACCGAACACCTCCGCCAGCTCCTCGAGCAAGCCGAACAACTCACCTACAACATCGTCAACCTCGTCAACAGCTGGCTCCCCACCCCCGAACGATCCACCAACGACCGGTGCTCCGGCGGCGGATCACTCCCAGGCGCACTCGACTGGGGTCGCCCGGACTGCACCAACATCGGCACCTCAAGACGTGCCGGCCTGTGCGACGCCTGCTACATGCGCTGGAAGCGGTGGGAACGCGACGACGGGCCGAGCGCCGCGTGACCATCCACGTGCGTGTTACCACTTTCTGCTAGAACGCTGTAGTTCCCAGCAGTGGGTCGAGCGGGGTGCACGATGAAACCATCGCACCGCCGCGGTTCCCACGGGCAGAAAGCTGCCAAGCGGGTCGTCGACGCCGCTAAGGCCAACCCGCACACACTGTGCTGGCGCTGCGGTCGCACCCTCGAGCAGCACCCACCGCACAAGTCGGGGCGGCCAGCGTTCTGGACGGCCGGGCACACCGTCGACACGTCGTCAACCTGCCCGCTGCTGCCGGAGGCAAGCGTGTGCAACTTCTCCGCTGGCGGCCGGATGCAGCGTGCTCACGGCCTGGACTCGACGAGGAGCTGGTGACGGTCACGGTTTCATGCAGTCGATTCTGCATGATCATGCACCGAGTTTTTCACTCTCCGTGACATCACGGAAGACCCAGCGAACTTCTCTCTCCCTCCCCAGCACGGAGGGGGCTGGAAAGCCCTGTGCCGCAAGGGTTTGCGAGCGGCACCGGTCAAGACGGCCGGCTGGCGGCGCACAAGCGCACGACACGCTGCGTGACATCGGCTGGCGTGGTTGCATGACTTTGCATGGGTGGTGAATGTGTCGAACCTTGAGGCGGCCCGCAGCAGTGACCGACGCCGGGCGCTCGAGGTGTTGCGTGACACGTTGGCGGCGGCGCTCGATGTGGCGGAGCCGAACGTGCAGGCGCAGATCGCTGCGCAGTACAGGGCGGCGCTGGCCGAGTTGGCTGGCCTGCCTGACACCGGGAGGGTTAACAAGCGTGACGAGCTCGCGGCACGCCGTGCGGATCGGCAATCAGCGGCCAAGGCTGTGCAGCCTGCCCGAAAGAAGGGCGGCAAGCGCGGGGCCTGACGCCGTCGAGTTCGCCGAGTCGTTGGGCATCGTGCTCGACGACTGGCAGGCGTGGGTGTTGGACGGGATGCTGTCCGAGGATGAGAACTCCCGGCTGTGTGCGTCGACGTCGGTGCTGGTCGTGCCACGGCAGAACGGCAAGAACGCGGTGCTCGAGGCGTTGGAGCTGTACGCGTTCTTCGTGCTCGGCCTGCGACGCATCCTGCACACCGCCCATCTGACGGACACGTCGGCGGAGCACATGCAACGCCTACGTGACGTGATCGACGACAACCCTGACCTGCGGTCGTTGTGCGAGTTCCACACGGCGAACGGCAAGGAACGGATCACCCGTACCGACACGGGGGCGACGATCAAGTTTGTGACCAGGTCGAAGAAGACGGGTCGTGGTTCGTCGCCGCAGCTGGTGGTGTTCGACGAGGCGTTGCAGCTGACCGAGCAGCATGTGCAGGCGATCGTGCCGGCGTTGTCGGCGCAGTCGATGCGTGACGACAAGCCGTTGACGGTGTACACCTCGAGCGCACCGTTGCCGGAGTCGTCGGTGTTGAACCGGTTGCGCCGGTCGTGCATCGACGGGTTCCCGTCGGCGTTCTTCGCCGAGTGGTCGTGCGACGACGAGGGTTTGGATCACCGTGACCGTGAACGGTGGTACGAGGCGAACCCTGCGTTGGGTATCCGCATCTCGGAGGAGTACATCGCCGAGAACGAGCTGGCGGTGCTGTCACGTGAGGCGTTCCTGATCGAACGTCTCGGGGTGGTGCCGGGCGACCAGGCGGAGACGGGTGTGATCCCGTTGGACAAGTGGCGTGCCCTCGTTGACATGACACCGCCACCGGTGCAGGGTGTTGCGTCGTTGGCGGTCGGCCCGGGTGGGATGTGGGCAGCGTTGGGTTTCGCAACGGTCCGCCCGGACGGGTTGCTGCACGTCGAGGTGGCACGGCATGAGCCGGGCACGGCGTGGGTGGTGGAGTCGGCTCGGCGTGCGTTCGAGGAGACGGGGCTGCCGTTGGTGGTGGACCCGAAGACGGAGACCGCTGGCCTGATCGACCGACTGGTCGATGCCGGTGTCGAGGTGCGGAAGGTGTCGGGGCCCGAGTGGGTGGCGGCGTGTCTGGCGTTCCAGTCGGATGTGCAGAACCTGCAGTTGCGGCACCGTGATCAGGCACCGTTGAACGCGTCGGTGCTGGCCGCCGACATTCGTCCTGCGGGCGAGGCGTGGGTGTTCCGCCCACGGGTCGCGTCGATGGACATGACCCCGTTGTTTGCGGCGGTGCTGGCTGCGTCGAGCGCCCGTCGGGGTGACACGCCGGCCGAGGCTGCGCCGATGTTCTTCAGTCTCGCCGACGTCTAGTCGGTTCCGAGGAGTGGTGTCGATGAGCCGTAAGACGATCACCGACGCCGTGGAGGCGGTCGGGGCTGCCCTGTTCACCGTCGGTGTGGCAGCGATCTATGTGCCGGCCGGTGTGATGGTCGCCGGGGTGCTGCTCGTGTTGGGTGCGTATCTGGCCGGTGACGAGTGAGCCTGCTGCGTAACGCCCGCCAGGCGGCGTCGTTCGAGTCGCTCGAGGAGCGGATCGAGCAGGCTGTGGAGCAGCGTGTAGTCCGCGACCCGGGCTGGACGGCGTGGGCGAACTCGAACGGTGGCGTGCCCGGTTCGTCAGCGGTTGACGGTGACCGTGCGATGCAGCTCCTCGCCGTGTACGGGTGCGTGCAGTTGATCACCGATTCGATTGCGACGTTGCCGATCGACGTGTACCGGCAGAACCCGGACGGGTCGAAGGTGGAGTTGCCGTTGCCGCGGTGGATGGCGTGGGAGTCGTCGCCCGGTGTGGACCGTGTCGACTTCCTGTCGCGGGTGCTGGTGTCGTTGCTGTTGGACGGCAACGCCTACCTGGTGCCGGGCAGGAACGCGAACGGTGTCGTCGTCGAGGTGTACGTGCTGGACCCGGCGGTGGTGGAGGTGCGGCGTCACAGCGACGGCCGTGTCGCCTACATCGTCGACGGCCGTGAGGTCGTCGGGCTGGATGTGTTGCACGTGCGTGGCATGTGCGCCCCCGGCGAGCTGAAGGGCGTGAACCCGATCGAGGCGGCACGCCAGATGCTGGCGATGGGGTTGGCGGCGAACGCGTCGGCGGAGAAGTTCTTCACCCAGGGGGCGGTGATCCCCGGTGTGATCGAGGCGCCCGGGTCGATGACCCGTGAGCAGATGCGCGACATGCGTGACAACTGGGTGGTGTCGCACGGCGGTGTGAAGCGCTCGCACCTGCCGGGCATCCTGACCAACGGGGCGACATGGCGGTCGGTGTCGATCACCGCCGAGCAGGCCCAGTTCCTGCAGACCCGCCGCTACACGGACGCGCAGATCGCCGGCCAGTTGTTCCGTGTCGACCCGACATTGCTCGGCATCCCGGTCGAGGGCACCTCACTCACTTACAACAACGTGGAATCCCGTGGGATTCACCTTGCGCGTCACACGCTGATGCCTTGGGTCGTCAGGGTCGAGCGTGCCCTCGGCCGGCTGCTACCAGCGAACCAGTACGCACGGTTCAACATGGACGGCCTGATGCGTGCCGACCTGTCGACCCGCTACGCCAGCTACAAGACCGGCCTCGAGGCGGGGTTCCTCACGGTCGACGAGGTTCGCCGCCTGGAGGACCTTGAGCTGTTGCCTGACATCCCGGCGGCGACCGATGCGTGAACGTCGCGCACCGGGCGACCCGCTGGCGCTGATCGTCGACATCGACAACACGTTGATCACCTTTGACGGTGACGCCCGCACCGAGGTGATCGACTGGGTGAACAGCGCCGAGGGTCGCCTGTTCGTCGTCACGGGCCGTGTCGAAGCGGAACGTGACCGCACCGAGCAGGTGCTGCAGGCGATCGGCCTGCGCGCTCACCGCCTGTACATGAAGCCTGATTCTTCTTCGGAGACGCCTGCGTTCAAGTACGCGCTGGCCGAGGAACTGCTCGACGAGTGGGACATCTGGATCGCCGTCGACGACAACCCTGACAACCGTGCCGAGTTCCGTCGGCTCGGCATCGACGCGGTCGCCCCTGACGACCTGCCCGCATCGAAAGGTGCCCGCATGATACCCACCGATATCGCGCCCGAGCTGCGCGCCGCACTCGACCGGGCGAAGGAGTTCCGTGCGTTCGCCCGGTTCGACGACGTCGAGGAACGCGCAGCGAACGGTGACGTCGTGTTCCGCGGCTACGCGTCGGTGTTCGACGCCCCGTACGACATTGCCGGCGCGTTCACCGAGACCGTGAAGCGCGGTGCGTTCGCCCGCACCCTCGACCATCGCGAGTGGCGAATCCACCTCCTCGTCAACCATGACGAGTCGTCGATCCCGCTCGCCTCCGTCGAGGCCGGCACGATGCGCCTGTCAGAAGACGCGCACGGCCTGCGTGTCGAAGCGGCACTCGATCCGACGTCACCGTACGCACAGTCGGTCATCTCCGCGGTCCGCCGAGGCGACCTGGCAGAAATGTCGTTCGCATTCTCAGTGGTTCGCGACAACTGGTCGCAGGACTACACCAAGCGCGACCTTCTCGAGGTCCGCCTGTACGAAGTCTCGGTGGTGCGCAACGGGGCGAACCCGGCAACCACCGCCGAATTGGCGTCGGCCGTCACGGTCGACACCGAGGCTGCACCCAAAGTGCAGCGCAACAAGCTCGACGAGGTTGAGCTTGAACTCCGTCTGCGGCTTCTCGCCGCCTGACGACACCGCACGCTAAGGCCCGCTCGCCCCGTCGATTCCTGTCGGCACGCCCGAGCACCCGACCCTGCACCCCTCAATCAACACTTACCGCCCCGATGGGGCAGGAAGGACGTGGGTCGTGAATTACGACAACCACATCAAGGGCGTGCACGAGCGCAAGCTCCGCGCCTACCACCAGATGACCGAGATCCTCGACAACGTCAAGGCCGGCGAGGAACTGTCGGCCGAGGCCCGCGCCTCGTTCGACCGCGCCGAGGCCGACTTCAAGGCGTGCGCCGACGAGCTCGCCCGCTTCGAGCGCACCGCCGCCTACGGCGAGGCACGCGACGCCGAGCTCGCCCGCATCACCGCACCCGCCGCCCCGGCAGTGCAGGAGCAGCGCACCGACGCCGACATCCTCCGCGCTCTCGCCCTCGGCGACACCCGCGCAGCCCACTTCGAGAAGCGTGACGTGGTGAAGACGTCGACCGGCGCCCCGGTGCCGACCTCGTTCTACAACCAGCTCGTCGAGCACCTCGTCGTCGTCGGCCCGATGCTCGACGCCAGCATCTCGACGGTCATCACGACCGCCGGTGGCGAGAACCTCCAGATCCCCCGCACGTCGGCGTACAGCACCGCTGCCATCGTCGGCGAGGGCACCGCGATCTCCGAGTCCGACCCGACGTTCCAGGCGTTCACCACGCTCGGCGCGTTCAAGTACTCGGAGCTGTTCCAGGTGTCGCGTGAGATGATCGAGGACTCGGGTGTCGACCTCCTCGGCTTCGTCGCACGCCAGGCCGGCATCTCGCTCGCCACCGCCGTCAACAGCGGACTCACGACCGGCACGGGCACCGTGCAGCCGTGGGGCATCGTGTCCCGCGCCTCGTCGGCGTCGGTCACCGGCGGCACCGGTGTGGCGGGCGTCCCGACGTACGAGAACCTCGTCGATCTCGCCTACTCGGTGAACTCGGCGTACCGCCGTCAGGGCGCCTCGTTCATGGGCAACGCCAAGGCAGCGGCCGCGGTCCGCAAGATCAAGGACGGCTCGGGTGCCTACATCTGGCAGCCGGCTTTCCAGATGGGCCAGCCCGACATGCTGCTCGGTCACCCGTGGATCGAGAACCCGGACATGGCCGACCCGGCGGTCAACGCCAAGTCGATCAT